GCGGTCTGAAATCATGGTTGACACATCGTCACGCCCCACAATGCTCCAGTCGGAGTATCCCTTTACAAGGGTGTGGAGTGTGCTAGCTGATGGAGAGACATTCTTACTCCAATCACTAGTCAGAGCTTTGAGTCTTCTTACTTTGATCCTTAGTCTCTGGATGTTTCGATCCCATTTTAATTTCCGACCCTCTACCTGTAACACAGGAGAGAAGCCGGTAATCCCATATATGCCCGATTGATAGGGCACATACGGCAAGGGTCCAAATTGACGGAGGTACGCTGCAATCAAATCAGCAGTTACCCAGAAACCAGCATAAAATAATAGATTGCTAGTCTCTGCCCACGAAATGAGAGTTGATGTGTCGTCCTTACCTCTTGGTACGGGTTTACGCAATTTAACGGTAGATACATCAATACCGTCGATCGCATCAACACCGCAGGACTCTCTGAAAGGTCCCCGCGTATATGATTTCTTGTCATTTATTGCGAGGAAAAATTCTGGAAACACCTCAAGCACGGTACTGTATGCGTAGCATGGCAAGATGATATCATCGCCATACACGTACACATCCCGAGAAGCCTCGAGGAAATCCCAGCCCTTCAGATAACAAACGCATGCCACTGAAAGCATATAAAACACAATGCTTTCAATTGGAAAACAACATGCACTACCCATCGGCGCGAACTTTTTGAGTTCGAGCAACTCCCCATTAGGGAGTATTGCCGAGTTAGAACGGCAGGCTTCCAATAGCCTAACGACATTAGAGGGGAGTAATGCGCGAACGACCGCTAATGAAACGCGGTCGCTCGCATCCTCTAAGTCTACGGTCGCAAGTTCGCGATCGCTTGAAGCACGTCGGGCAAGTGATCCGTTAACCCGTTGGTCACTAAAATTAACGTGACCGCGAGTATAAGGACATCTTTCAAAATGTCGCATAAGCGACCGCCCAACAGCCTGCTGGAGCCACATGTGCTCTTTTGGTTCACAACTGATGTATCTGGGACCTCTGGAATCCTTATTGACGAAGATTCCTCGGGCAGGACAAATGTCCTGGAGCGGTTTTTCATGCTCTTCCAATTCAATTGCTTCCAACACAGCAAGCAATCCCCCATCCACTTTTTCGTCGGGAAATGCTGATTTAACGCATCCACCGAGAGTGGCCTGTGCGCACAGTTCACACCGATCGGCGTGTCCTGTTGTGCACACACTGGAGACCCATTCACTTTCGAGAGTTGTTCGAAAAGTACCGAACCATTCGTCGAAAGGAAAAGTTTCTTCAATTCGTTCAGAGAAAATGAAGTCATATTTCTCTCCCGCCTTTGCCATGTCCGCTACAGCACCGGGCCCATGTTTGGGCATCTCTGTGATAGCAAAATCGCTAAATACGAGACGTGCCAGCTCTATCGCGTTCATGAGGATAGTTTCCGCCTTGTCGGACAAACGACCGAGTGTTTCGGGAAGCTCAGACTCGACTTCCTTAAACTTACTCAATCTCTGAGACTCCTGCTCGGGCGTGTAAGGAAATTCGCACTTATACATAAATGTGCAAATCTGCCCTATATAGCCTAAGTATGAAGACTCTCTTTCAAGACGTAAAGAACCATCGTCTGCAAAGAGACCACAGACCAAACCCCCTAGAAATAACGGGAGCGGTCCCGACCTCTGGTGTTTAAAACCAAGGATCGGTGAAAAGTGATCTTGCTCTACACAATACAAAACATGTTTGTAGAATGCAGGCAAAGTCTTTGTTAGAAACGACAGTCCTTCATTTTTAACTCGACGCTCAATTTCCCGAGCATCGAGTGCCATGTTAAGCCCAGTTAGGCGCTCGACATCCATCAGTAAAGACATGAAGAACGGGACATAATCATCCCCCTTTGGTCTTTTCAGATCGGCCATTTTACAATAGCTCCATCATCAAGGCCTATGTTACCCGCTAGCTTAGAACCCCTTAGGATTCAAAGTTAAGCGTTCGTGCAAGGTTTGCGTTTAACCATGTTGCGAAGCCAGCAACCACTGCAGCAATGCGCGTTTTATCTGCGTAGTGCGGGTGGCTGATGGTAACGTTCACGGTGAGAGGCGAAGTTGCACCGGACACATCATCGACGAGATCTTCCTGATATTGGTGAAGGTGCCGCGAGTTTGCGGTCTTCTTACCATCAGTATGATCGATTCTGAGCTTTGTGGCATCGCCCGAAGCCAGAGTCCCGATTCGTTCGGTCTTATATCCGTCGAATTGCGTCAGGTTGTACACCTGAGGCGCAGCGTCAATGGTGATTGTTTGTCCTTGGTCTAACATAGAGGTTCTCCTTTGTTAAAGTTATGTAGTGATTTGTGATTACATAGCTAGTTGGATGTGTTCACTACATGCGTTACTTTTTCAACAACGCAGCACCCAACGACAGCTGAAACCAATTTGGCCACTTAAAGGCCGGAATCCAAGTAAAGGGTTCTTCGCCAACCATTCGGCTGAAAGTTTCCAGCTTTCCCTGATATATCGCACTCGGAGTCCTTGAGAAAGGACACGGGCCCATCGAAGAATGAATTACGATGGAGCGGGTGACTCTTTTGGTCCAGCACACATCTAACACATCCGTTTTTACCGGTAGTGCATCGATGCGCGCTTTCTCTAAGATGTCCCCAATGGGGAATACCCAGTCTACGACAAACGAGAACGGAATTAGATCCCAAATGGTCCCGAGGCCTGGATTACATCCCAGAGCCGCGGCTAAGCCGTTTATTTTTGCAGAGACGTCGTTCACCCAAGCGGGCAAACTGTATCGGTAGTATACTGTCAACCCGATACGCGTCTCCTGACCCCCAGGCGCAGTACATACTGCAGCATCACCTGGTGCATTTGGTTCATCGTAGAAGCTTTTTCCGCGTATCCCTTCCCAGGGACATGACGGATAATGACCTCTATCAATACAAAACCACTTGCAATCGGCAAGACAGATCTCGTGCGGGCTAATGTCCTCATTAATCGCGAATGAAAAATGCGCTTTCTGAGGCTTTTCAGCACCGGCTATAAGATCTGCCATTTTCTGCTCCCATTCAAAAAGAGCCGAAATGCCACCGATAAAGTCGTTGACAGTAGGAGCTAGAGCAAAGTTATATTCTAACCATTGCTGACTAATCGCATGTGACGTTTCGTCCATTACGATTTTTAGCATCCCGCCCACACCCACATCACTGTGACGCGCAAGCACCTTCAAACCATCAACATGTTTAAACAGCTTTCCTGCAATTTCGGAGACATCGCTTAGAAGATAGCGAGCTTTCCCAAGTATGCTCTTGAGCAACTCAGGAACCTCCTTGATTTCTGCAAGAAATACTAGAATGTCCATATTTGGCTCGAGTTTAGGCTTCGCCTTCTCCCAAACCGATGATAACATCCATCGGTCGGAGTGACTTAGCTTGGACTCAGCCGAGTTATACAGACTCTCTAGATAGGGCGGAATCAGATGATGGCCGGTAACGGTATTCACCATATGGCCCTGAGCGGATCTGTCCGCGCGGTACCCAGTGGCGACGCCGCCGTACGGATGCGATTCAATGATGCGTCCTGTACGCCAGTCACCTGACAATTTCGTATGCTCACATGGTTTGAAACCACATGGAGGTGGCGGATTTTGTAAATCCGTCATAGACTCATAACGTTTGTATACGTCGAGCCCAGCCTCTGGCCATTCATGGGGTGAACCCCCATAAATGGTCCCATAGCCCGTGTCAGGTTGAAAAGCATGATCAACCTCAATAACACGCGTGCGCATAGTGCATACTGTCCTCTACAAAGACCGAGGGGCCCCGAGGG